TGGGGCGGTAGACGGTGGTTTGGTTCATGCTGTCTGGGGTGTGTGGTGGTTATCGGGATTTGGCAAACTGACTGCGGACGTTTTTGACTACAGTTCCATCTGCGAGGGTTGCGGTTCGGTTTGATTGAGGTGCTGTTTTGGTTTGCTGGAATTCCCTTTGTCTGCGGGACCACCCACGGAGGGTAGCTTGCCAGTCACTCATCCCGACTTTCCCCACCCTCCATCCGTTGGCTTCGTAGTGATCCCATGCTCCCAATGCCTGATTCTCGGTCAATGGGTTTTCCATCTCTTTCGCGTAGGCGGTCCATTCGTCCAGGGTTGGCTTCGTGAACCTCTGCCTCTTGGGCTTTGGCGGTTCGGGCGCGGGAGGCGTAGCCGACGCGTTCCCCTCCCCTTCCTCTTCCTTGTTCCCTTCCATATTCCCTTCCCTTCCCTTCCCTTCCGCTTTCCCGGCGTGGGGCTCGCGTGGTTCACGCGTGGGGCACGCGTCAATGATGTTGATACTCAACGGCTCCGGCAATTCCGACTCTCTTTCTCGGTTGTTGATGATCTGGTGGCGCGGAAACGATGGAATCGCCCCAAACTCACGCCCATCTGACGCGTACCTCACGATGAATCCACGCGTGGTCAACGCGTCAAGCACGCGTGAAAAGTCCACGTCGTCATAGGGAAGGATCTGCACCCGCAGCCTGCGTGGCTCCCAACGGAACCGCCCCTCCCGGTCGGCTGCGCACCACAAGCCGATGTAGGCGAGGCGAAGCGGAAGCCCGGTTTCAAGCTCTGCCTCAAAAATGCCGTCGTGGGTAAAAAACTCCGGCTTGATCGTGCGAATTCTCATGGATGGTCATAAAAAAGGCCACCCCCAACCCATCCGGTGAAACTCGGCCATGAAAAACCGGACGGATGAGAGGGAGTGGCAAGTGCTATCATGGAGGAACCGGAGTTTCACTTCCGGGCGCTGTTGCGCTGCGGTACTTAAACGCGGAGTTGCGCGTTTGTCAAACTCATCAAAAAAGGCTGAGTTGAGCCTTGGCGTTTTTCAGATTCTCGCACGCCTGCCGGAAATACGATTCCTTGAGTTCCGACCCGACAAAGCGCCGGTCGAGCGAAAGCGCACCGTGGCCCTCGCTCCCGATGCCAGTGAATGGGGAGTAAACCAGATCGCCGGGATTCGTCCAGAGTTCAATCGCCCGCTCGATCACGTCAAGCTGCAACGGGCAGATGTGCTTTTCGTCTTGGTGGTCCCGTGCGCCGTCGCGGTTTAGCACCCGCCCCTGATCCACTGTCATCCAGACGGGTGATGCAACCTCCTGCCACCAGTCCACCGGGTATTTGCTGCGGTCCTTCGTGACAGGTTTGGGATTGTCGCCCGGAGCGCGGAAAACTAGCAGGTAGTCAGCACACCCAACCCGCGAATCAGTCGAGTCTCCGCAAAGCGTTTTGTAAAGCAGCCCGTGGGCCTTCGTCCGCTGCATTTCGGTGACGGGGGATTTCCAGATGCAGATTCGGCTATGAAACAGAAAGCCATGCCGCCAGAATGCGCGGATGATTTCGCCGCTGAAATCTTGAAACTCAATCCGCCCGTGCTTCCACTTCGTCGAAAGCAGGTCAACGCAATGCACCGCCACCTCGCGCCCCGGAACCATGATGCGACGCATCTCGGCAATCAAAAGCTCAAAGTGTTTCGTGAATTCCGCGAGGTCGGAACAGTTCCCCATGTCCTGCATGTCGTTCGAGTATGTGAACAGGTCCGCAAACGGCGGGGAAAACACGGAGAAGTCGATAGAGTGATCGGGGATTGACTGCGCGACCCTGACGCAATCGCCGTGGTGAATAGTCCAGCCGTCTCCGGTTTCGCTGTGAATGTCGGTTTTCATTATGGTGTATGTTCGGTTTTGATCTTGGAAAGCCTGTGATGCGGCTTTCATCTGAATCTGCATTTCCTGATGTTGCTGAATCTTGCGCTGAATGGTTTTGATGATTGCGCCCTCAGTGCTGGCTTGAATGATGTAAGCGTTGACTTCTTTGGTTTGCCCGAAACGATAGGATCGGCGGAGTGATTGATAGAAGTCCTCGAATGAATACGAAAGCCCGACGAATGCGATGTTGCGGCAGTTTTGCAGATTCATCCCGAATCCGCAGATTGACGGCTTGCTGACAATTACGCGAATGGTTCCGGCGATGAATCCCATAATCGACTCGTCTTTGTGTTTCGGCGTGTCGCTCCCGCGAATCTCTACAGCGTCGGCAATCGCGGCTTTCAGTTGGTCGCTTTCGTCGTTGGTGTTGCACCACACCAGCCACTGTTCATTCGAGTTGTTGACCAGTTCCGCTAGCTTCGCAACGCGGGCGGGGGATGTCATCCGCATCTCGCGGTGCATCGTTGTTGCTGACATCGTGGCGTGTCGGAACAAGTCCCCATCTTGCGCCCCTGTCACTTCGTCCACGTCAACGACGATGGTTTCCAGATTAAGCGCTGGCAGAATGTACCCGTCATCCGAAAACCCAATGTCAGACGGTTTGCCGACGCATGCTGCCCATGATGCCACCCACTCCCAGAATGGCTTCTCTGCGTGTTTTTTGACACGCCAATCGCCGGTATTGAACGTATCGTTGATGAAGAACTCAGCCAGCATCTGCATCGGGCTGCAGATCCCCAGAAAGTCGGCATGCTGCCCGAATTCCGTGTAATCGTTCGGCGATGGCGTGGCTGTACATGCGAGCCGATACGGCGTGTTGGCGAATGCGTCAGTGAGTCGCTTTCTGGTTTTGCCAGTGAATGCCTTCAGGATTGAGCTTTCATCCAAGACGACGCCAGCAAACTCCGCCGGATCAAAGTGATCCAGCTTCTCATAATTCGTGATGAAGACGCCGGACCCGACGCATTGCGACTGGTCAGCGACGACGGCGGCGGGAATCCTGAATTTGTCAGCCTCTCGCTTCGTTTGACTGGCGACCGACAGCGGAGTCAGGATCAAGACGCGGCCTTGCGTGTATTGCGCGACCTGCCAAGCCCACTCAAGCTGTTGTGCCGTTTTTCCGAGTCCGCAGTCCTCAAACAACGCGCACCTGCCTTTGCTGACGGCCCAACGGACAACGTGGGCCTGCCAGTCAAAAAGGGGAGCGGTGAGCGGGAGCGGGTCGAATCCGTGGGATTTGGTGACTCGGCTTTTCTGCGTGATGAATTCGTCGTATGTCATTTGTGTTTCGGTTGTGCCTTGCGGCGGGTGTTTGTGGTGCGGCTCGCGGGTTGCGTCAAGGGTTTTTTCTGTGTAACGCACGGATCAATTCCATGGGTCCACTCCAATCATGGAACTCAATCCGCATGTTTGGGTTGCTGTCCCCAATGTGCAGGAAAACAAACTGCGCCTCGCTTTTCAGTGCTTTCATGAATCGCGGAAGCTGAGTGTCGGTGGTGCTGAGTACCTCAAACGTATATCCATTGCGGCGAAGCTGCTCGGCAATGGGATTGATGTATGTGGATTTTCCAGTGCCGGAAGATCCGATGACTGAGATGATCGTTTGTTTCATTGTGTTTTGTGGTTGGGTTGTTGGATCAAGTTGTGGTGTGGTCATGCGGGTTTCTGGTGTCTCCATATCGCCCCCGCCTTCGCGTTGCAGGCGTTGGAGCAGTACTTTTTGACTATCCAGTTTTTCCGGGTGGTGGTGTCGGCAGGCCAGTATTTCTCACCGCAGACGGAGCAGGTCTTGCAGTCGTCCCGCCAGTTGGAGTGCGGCGGCGGCTTGCAGGAGACGGGGGAGTTTCTCATTTGGCTAGTTCGGTTTGAATCGTGTATTTAATTGAACACGGGAATGCTTTTGCAGTTTTCGTTATACCGATACTCTTCAAATAACAACCACCAATCATGGTCTGTTCTGGAAACTGTGCCGGACAATGCGCTCCTTGTTTCTAGTAATTTGTGATACCAATCGTAACTAGGATCGTATCCAAAGTTATCGTCCGCGGCTTTCTGGATTTTGATCTCTATTCGCTTTAGTTGCATTCTTCTTTTTAGCCGGAGCTGTTGTTCGTTCATTTGGCTTTGAGTTCGGTTTGAAGTGTGTCGTATGCGATCAGGCAGGCGTCGACCACACCGTCATGCAGTGCCTTCCCCTTCGGGCGTAGCGTCGGGAATGGATAGTCCGGCCACAGCTTCCGCGCCAGCGCCGCCGCCGCCGTTTTGTTCCCTCCCTTCGTCTGCCGGCCTAATAGCCTGCGCTGCCATCCGTCTAGGCGGTTGCCGCACGGAACCTCCACCACGCGCAAGCCTGACAGTTTGGCCGCGGCGTAGATGATGCCGTAGTTCATGGCGAAACTCCGCATCGTCTGCGCGGAGTCCATGTGGTCCGGGAGGAGTTCGAGGGCGACGATTGAGTTGCCGGGGGCCGTATCCAGAATGTTCGTGATTGCCCCAGCGTATACCCGTTTGCCGCAAGGCTCCAACGGCATTTGGCAGACGTTAACAATGCCGCTTTTATCCAGTGCCGCGATGCCGCCGTGGATGCCGTTGTCGATGCCGATATAGTAGTCGGATGTCATTTCAGCGCCCCCATTTCATGCTCATCCTGCAACGCCATGTACGCCAGCCGGTCCACATAGCTGTCGAGGTGATCCGGCGAGCGTTCAATGCGTGCGGTTTTGAGTGCGATGAGGAATTGATAGCCCTCGGAAACGGTCATCTGTCGCCCGGTGGCCTCACCAAAAAGCTCGCAGATGCGGGGCATTGATCTCTCCTGACGGGATCCCGTCGTATCGTATTCAGTGCCTCGGGCTTCGATTGTGTCGGCGGCGCGGCGGAGTAATTCGGCGGCGGTCATAGTGGGAGGAGTGGGGTTTCGTCTTCCTTGTCGCGGCGCTGCTGGTCCCTGATCCATGCCGTCGCGGATTTGAGGTTGTCAATCAGGTCGTCAGCGGCGCGGAGTGATAGGTTGTTGCGACCATGGAGGAAAACACATGTTTCGTCACCGTCAACCTCCGCCAGTACGTCTCCGAAATTGCGCTTTTTCATGGGAGTACCTCCTGCCATTCGGTCACAATGTTACCTCTGGCTTTCCATCGCTCTGCCTCATCCGCGTGCTGCGTGCGGACATAGCCGCTGCCTCCGAATGTTGCACTTGGCGTTTCCCACATCCGGCGCGGCTCCGGCTTCACACGCCAGCGGGTGAGGTCGCTTTGCATGTCTGGACCTGATGCCGATCCGCTGTCAATCCAGCCGACAGACGGGGTGGCGTACTCAAGGATTTTCCCGTTTGCCTTGGCGACGTAGAGCGCCGCGAGTTCCGCAGACTTGGTTTTGATTTCTTCTGGTGTCATGGTGTTGGGTTTGGTTAGAATGGGATAAAATCTTCGTCTCCAGCTTCCTGTTTCGTCGGAAGTTTCTCGTAGTTCTTGGGGGGTGGTGCGGAGTTCTTGCGCTTGATGATTTTGGCATTGCCAATGTAAGGCGCTTTTTCGTCGCGGCGATCTTTGCCTAGGTCTTGCTTCACGCTGGCGTCATTGCCATATTGGTCGGGCATTCCGTCTTTCGTGGGCCAAACCGTAAGGGTGAGGTAGGTGCCTTTTTCGCCTTTGTAGAGTGCGTCTTTGTCAATTTTCGTGACGTCAATTTTGATGCTGATTGGTTCCATGTGTCAATAGGTGGTTGTGGTTTCGGTGCCGGAAAGGCGTGGTCGTTGGGACACCTTTCCCCAACCGACGGGGATCGGACGGGTTTCGGGTGTCTGCTTGCATTTCGGGACCTGCTGATACACGCGCAAGTCATTCCCACAAGACGGGGTGAGTGCCTTCTTGATAACAAAATCAAGCTGGTCCCGGCTCCGTCCTTCATGAATGTAGTCAGGGTTGATAAGGTCAACGTCAATGTTGATGAAAATATAGGTGTCGTCGTCCATTAGATAAGTGTGAGTTCAATATTGTCAGGCGGAACGGCAAGGCGTGCATTCGTCATCGTCCGCACCTCAATCTCGCCGCTCCAGCCGTCGTTGTCTGCAAGGCGTGCCAGCACCTCAACGCCTTGGTCGGTGCGAAGCCAGTCGTGCCGTTGCGGCCCGTCAATCGGGGTGACGGTGGGGAATTTCCCGCCGGTGATGATGCGGCCTGTGGTCACTCGCCACCCCCTTCAGTCATGCGTGCGAGTCGGTTGTTGATAGCCCAGACAATCCTGCGAGGGAGTGCGTTAAGCCATGCGTCTGAGATACTGAGCCGACTCCACTCAGCCTGCGCGGCTTGCGGAAGCCTCCGGTAAATGTTTCCCGGATTCCGGCGCATCGCGTCGGATAGCTCGTTGCGTGTGGCAACGATGGATTTGGTTAGTTCGGTTGGTGTCATTTGGTTTCGGTTTTTCTGAGTTCGTATGCGGTGAGCGCGTATTTACCCACCTGCTCCATCCATGTCTCCATGTCGCATGTCAACAGTTTTTCAGGCACCTTTAGCGCCCCGCAGATCAGCGGTTGCCATTTTACAATCACGGCCCGCCCCTCCTCAATCCGATCAATCGTGTCGGGACTGATCCCGGCTTTTCTTGATAGGGCAAACACCGCCAGCTTCTTTTTGCGACCGTCGGTAGACGTTGCCAACCGCAGAAACTTGGCACGCAGTCCGGGTGTTGTGCATTCATCCGGCAGCATGAGTTGACGGGTTGCCGTCTCGCCCATGCCAGCCAAAACCGCGCATGTCCCGGAGCAGTACCGACGCAAGCGCCACATGTTTTTTCGGATGCCGGGAGTTGGCAGGAAATCCACAAGGCACAGCTTGCACGCCTTCGGAGTGGTCTTCCATCCCCCCATCAGCTTCCCGCGATGAAGCGCGGCGCATCTGTGGTCGCAGAATTGGAGAGACGCCCACCGCTCTTTCCTTCGTCCCCCTCGTTGGATGGATCGTTTGCAATAGCCACACGGCTTTGTCTCGCTGGCTTTTTCGGCGGTGGTCATTCAGCCCTCCCTTCTGCCTTGGCGATGGCGGCGCGGGCTGCGGTGCGCAACTCGTCCGGCAAAACAAACCCGCCAAATTCCTGCGCGGTTTTTTGGTCTTCCATGTCGTCAGAAATAATAGCCTTCAACGACTCCAGCAAATCCGGCGCGGCGGCGATGAGGTGGGCGTTGGCTTCGGACGGGTCGCGTGTCATCGGGTCGGCGATGTCTTCGGCGATGGAGCAGTTTCCGCCGTCGCGCCCGACGTACCACTCAAAATATCCGACGCCCCCAGCACGTTTTGCGAACCACGGCCCTGGCGTGTGTTTCGGGCGGTCTTTCATTGCGGTTCGGGGCGGGTGATTTCTTGGATGGTGCCGCCGCATTCGCGTGCGTATTGCTTGGCATGGGATTCACCGAGAATAGTAGACGGTCCACCCGGACCCCAAACCACCCACGCCTTCTGCGGTTCGGGTTTGATCCGCCAGTTGTCAGGGATGGACTCCATGTTTGGCCCCCGGTTGCAATCCTCCCAAACGCGAGGACCGTCATTAAACACCTGCATTCCCCTCCCCGTCTCCGCCGCTTCCTTGTAAAA